CCCACGCATTGAGAACATTAAAGAACTCATCTCTACCTACCTTCTCACCATCAATGATAGCACCTGTCTTTGATGTGATAGTCATCCATGAGTAACCACGCCAAGCAAGTTCATCCTGAAACTTAGAGGCATATAAAAGATTAGTAATCTGTTTGGTAGACTTAGCACAGATAAGAATCTTATCTACTTCCAATTTATCAATAGCACTAATCATATGCTCAGACTCTACTTCAGAGTAGATCTCATCCTTTCTAAGTAAACGACTCTTATACACCTCAACTTTAGGTGGTAGGATATAACCTTCATCAACTAATTTAGGTGCTGGTACATTAATAATTACATCACCATATACCTCTCTATTATTCATTCCAGCTTTTTGGACAGTACGACTATGCTTAGGAGTAGCAGTAAAGAAAAAGCACCTGTTAGCCCTATAAGTTGCAAAAAATTGAACAGCAGCGTGAAAGTTTCGTTGAACACTATTGTGTGCCTCATCAAAGTAAATTGTATCTACATCAATGGTAGAACCTTTAACCTTCTCAAGTGAATGATAGGTAGTGAATATAATCTTGGGAGCATAATATCTTGTCTTATGCCAAAAGTAAATATCATTGCTTTTGGTAGAACTATAATGATGTGTCTCACCACTATGAACATGCATGACTTGAATATGTGGCATGTCATTCTTAACAAATTCTTCCATGAACTCAGAAGATAATTGCTCTGCTAATAAAATACGAGGAGCAACTACAACAACAGTCTTTGAACTACCCTTAAGAAGTTCTATCGCATCTTTAATCATACACATGGTCTTACCACCACCTGTAGGAACTATAATCTGCCCTTTGTCATGGATTGCCATAGCTCTCAAAGCATCAAGTTGGTGAGGACGTAATGGCATTAATGTTTCTCAGTTGAATATATTATAGCATAAAAAAACCCCTTGAGGGGTGAGTGTGACACTAAAAGAACTGTTCTACTCCTATAGGTTGCCCAAAGCTATAGTCATACTCCAAGGCATCAGCACAGACATAATGGGGGTGATGTGTCGTTACACCCAACTTTCCACATAACTCCTTATGGTTATCCTCCATGAGTTCGACAGCATATAACATGTGATTCAATACATGCTTCTCACTATGATACAAACAGAGTCGTTCCTTTAGTCCAATTAAGAAATTGCCACAACCTGCTGAATTATCAATGAATTTGCTGCTAGGATCTTTTAGTAAAGAAACAGCAATCTCATCTATCATTAACTCTACCAACTCAGGAGGTGTGAATACTTCTTGAGTTTCTTTTATTCTTTCATCAGATCTTTCAACAGAAGATCCTGTCTCTATATTATGCTTGTTCTTTTTCATCTAAACATTGAATGTAAGTTGTTATTAGATCATTCTTACCAAAATGGTATCTACCATTAGTAACTGTTGCTACTTCTCTAAACTTAGGAGCAAACTCTAGTAGATTTTTAATTACTTCAGGTGATTTAACATTTAGAAAGTGATGTCCTTTAGCATAGTGTGTAAAGTTCTCGGTCTTTACAATACCACTAGGTCCACATCCATACTCACCAATAAAAACATCTGCCTCGAACCTATCTTTATAATCGAGAAACTCAAAATCTGGATGCTCGGTGTGCATAGGAATCTCGTTCACTCCTACTTCAAATCTAGAAGAGTTCTTTACCTTCCAATACTGTTTCACAGCACTAATACCACCAGGAAATGTAGCATGATCGAGATCATCATCAACTTCACAGTGAAGATATGACTTGATTTTATTCTGAGAGGAAGGTTTTCTTACAGAAGTAGGTAATACAAACCTAATATCATCTGTAATCTCGGACGTTTTATTTAAAAACTTTATAGCAAGATTCCCTCCTACACCATAAGGAGGATTTCCTATAGCAAGAGTAAATTTCATAATAAAATTATAACAACAATCTCGAACAGTGTCAAGTTCTAATTAATAGTCATTTTCTTTGTGGCACTTCCAGCAGGATTACTTGCGATAAACTCATACTCCATAGGACCATTATTATTAGGAGAAGGTTTAATAGTCGTTACAGCAGAAGATGTATTAAGAGTACCTTGAGGAACACTACCATCAGATCTAAATTCTATAGGAGTTCCAGCATCAGGATTATTGGGAGAACTCTTATTAGTGTTAACTGTAGAAGGTGTACCTCCTTGAGCAAACATACCAGTATTACTACCATTATCATTTGAATCATAAGCAATATAAGAATAATGTAGTAGTTGTTCTTCTTTAGATAATGATTGACATTGAACTTGATGTAGTGGATTACTAGTATTGGGTAATATATTTGAAGCACTACAAGTTATAGTAGGTGAACCATAAACATAAGGTTGATTACTAACCAAATCAGTTGAACGTGCTATAACATTACCACTAGGATCATATACCGCAAAAGCAACACCAGAAGGGTTATGTCCATAATTCCAGTTCTTATAACGATCACTAGGTTGTGCACCACCAGCTATTGCTTCCTCTTCTGCCGCTATCTCTGCAGCATTAGGTTGAGTAAAATTATCAATCCAATTATAAACAACAGCAGGATTAGCACCAGCAGTTACTGTATATGGTGGATCTTTTAATTGATGTGAGTTTGTTAAAGTAAACTCTAATGTCTTTTGTCCAGTTTGAGCAGCAGTAAGAGTTATCTGGAAATAAGTTGGTCCCATATTATAAGCACCATTAGCAGCAGGTCCTTCAGGAGCCCACGTATTGTTGCTATCATTTAAATCCGCATTTGCCCCACCTTCTGAAGTAAATGGCCAAATACGACCCTTCTCAGTAAATCCAGCAGGTGCTGCACCAAATCCCCAACTAGAACCAGAACTAAAGAATTTTGGAGTAACAAAAGTTTCAGATGGGAAATTACCACCTGTCCATTTAAATTTACATCCATTATCTGACGCTGCTTTAACAGTATATGTTCCTGCAGCACTAGCATTGAAAGTAACAGAACCTGTTTGTTCAAGTAGATTTTGTGTTTTTGTATTAGATGTGGTAATAGCACCTTGCTTCAGATAACTTGACCAATTCGATTCCATACCAGTAGCTCTAACCTCTATATTATCATAGGATTTAACCCAAGGTTGATCAGTATATGTTATACCTGGTTCATAGTGAGTGGACTGTGCTGGTGGTATTATAGACATAATTTGGTTTATATCAGTACCACCATCATCAACTAATTGAATTGTTTGGTCATTATGTAGAAATGTTTGCCATCCTTGACTAGCAGACCTTTGCTGTGGAGCATTATACTTACTTAAAGAAGAATTAGAATTTAAAGCTTCTTTATTACGCTCAGATAAACCATACCATTCTATAGGATAGATACCAGTACCTAATCCAATATCAGGACCAGTGTCATCTGGATATGGATTACCAGTATTTGGAGGTCCTTCATATTCTCCAGTAGTACCATATCTTCCAGAGTCATATACTATTGACTTAAGATGAGTATGATCTAAATTTGGATCTCTTATTCTAAATCTCCATAATGCTACATCATCTATATTCTTCTTATCAGACCATCTATGCCATATTCTAAACCAAACAACATCCTCTTGGGTAGTTTGCTTAAATTTAGTAGCATCACTAGGATCTAAACGAGTTACCATTAAATGAGTTGCTGGTTTATTAAACCTAACATGACATGAATTATGTCCAGCAGCTTGATTTACAGTTAATGATATTCCTGGTGGTGAACCTGGATCTATAGGATCTGCTTCCTTACCTTCACAATTTGTATTTCTTGGTCCTTTAATATTAGCGGCTCCTGTAGATCCAGTAGCAGGGAAATAATTCTTTCCACAAATAGAAGGTCCAGATTTACCACCACCTTCTCCTTGATCTAATCCAGTAGCACTAGGACTGAATCCAGTAGTAGATCCTCCTGTATCACCCCATTCACCACCATCACCACCTGCTCCACCTGGTCCAGAACACTCACCACCAGGATTCGCAGCAGTTCCAGCAGGACATGAAGGACAGGCAGCAGCACCTGGATCAGTTCCTGCCTGACCATTCGTTTTAGATTGTGTATATCCTCTACCATTACCACCTTGTCCACCTCTTCCTTGAACAGGAGCAGAACCTAATTCACTGTAAATATTCTCATGATAACAATAAGCAGAACCTAATTCTCCATCTAAAGTACCATCACATTCAGGATCACAACAATCTATTCCAAAGAACCATGTTTGTTGTATAACACTATCTCCAGCAGCACATGAATCTGATAGAGATTGTCCATTACAACTATTAAAAAATCCACCAAAATAATAATAACTATTATCTGCGTAGCAATTTGCTCTCATCGCATTTAATCCACCTGGATTAATATATCCATGCTTACCTTGTTCTCCACCACCTCCACCACCAAAGATATATCCTGTATTATTAACGATTGTCTTTGATTCCTCTCCTTCATGGAAAATCTTTAATCCTATTCCACCATCTTTACCTGGATCACTCTTATCCAATGGTGTAGTTCCATCAGAGAAAAATCCACCCAAACCACCAGCACCATGAATATTTCCACTATTTTTAATAGTGACATTTATTGCTTTAAGTGGATTTGGAAGTTCTAATTTAGCAGCAGGTTTTTTCTGTGCACCAACACCACCACTACCAGTAGTTCCATCAACACCAGTATCAGTCGAACCACAGGTTCCAGTTATTCTTATTTCTTTGTAAATATTTCTTGTTATATTTCCAGTTACAGATCCTACAGCATCAGGAACACCTGTTCCATCCCAATCAATACCCTTACCACCACTAGCAGTAAATAATCCCATATCAAAATTAAGATCGGTTCCAGACTGAGTGGCAAAATACCTCTTAATGGAATTTCTCATCAAAGATGCTTTCCAATTAGTTCCTGTACCTTTGAATTCAAATGGAGACTTTGTGGCATCAGTTCCACCACTATAAGGATCTGCTGCCTGATCATTTTCAGTAGAATCAGGTACTATTGGATTTCTATCGTAAATATTTGTATTTCTAAAGAGTTCGGAAGCCTTAACTGGTCCACTCTGAGTCTCTTTAAAATTATATCTTAAACTACTAAAGTTTATTGGTCCAGATGCGAACCAAGGTCCAGTTTTAGTTACAGTAACAGACATTAATTATTCTCCATTAATGTAGGTTTACCCATGCGGTATTATTCCAAACTTGTGTCTTGTTAGTAGATGTATTATAAATCATAGATCCAGCAGTTACCCCAACTAAGTTTCCTCTCTCTGTAGTTGTAACTTTTGGTAGAACCATAAATGATCTGTTAGCTTGTACTCCAGGTAAATTTTTACCAGCATTGGAGAAGTCAATAGCAGCACCACCCTGATCACCAACTTGTAAGAAATCGGAGCGTAAAGTAGTTGCTTTTACAGCACCTATTACATCCAAAGCTTGTGTTGGTGTTGTTGATCCAATACCTACCGACTGGAATAATGCCCTACTACGTTGAGCATCAATATCAACATTAGAAGCAACATTTGCTCTATCAGTTTTAATTGCTATGTTACCAGTTTCAAGTGTCTGAAGAACATCCAACTCATAGAATGTAGAGAATCCAACATTATTGTATATTTGAGATCCTGATATAAGATCAGGAATAGCAGCAGCACCCGTAAGAGTACCAGTAATTTCTAGATCACCAACAATTTTTGTATTACCAGTAAGTGTTGTTAAACCAACTACATCTAAAGCAGTTTCAGGAACAGCTTTATTAACACCCAGATTACCCTTATAGTCTAGAGTCATCAAAGTGGTATTTGATTTTCCATGTACCCACTTAAATCCTCCAGTATTAATTCCACTGAAGACTCCACCATGAATTGTAGTTGTTACATCACCAACATCACCATTAATAATTTCAAGTGTTTTTAATGAACTACCAAACCTAATACCAGAAACACTTTCACCAATTCCAGTATTTACTCTCTGACCTAAGTATAATGCTGCGGAATCACTACCAACAATAGTTTGTTTTGTATCTCCTGTAGTGAAAACATCAACATTATTAACAGGAATTGCTACTCCAACACCCAATTTTTCAGTTACATTGAATGTACTTGCCGTTGAAATTCCTAATGTAGAGTTAGTAGTAGTTAATTTAGCAGTTACAACAGTAGAAACTCCTGTAATTCCACCATTTACTTCCAAATCAGCAGCGAATGTACCAGCAAGACCAACTATATTACCACTAACATTACCTGTAACATCACCAGTCAGATCACCACTAACATCACCAACAAATGTAGTAGCAGTTACAACACCAGTAGCATCAACATGAGTTGACCTAACCTGATAAATTGTAGATACTCCACTAACAATATTACCTCTTACATCTCCAGTAAATCCTATTCCAGCAGTTACAATACCAGTAACATTAGCATTAGTAGATAAAACCTGAGTAATAGTTCCTATACCACCTTGAATATTACCTAATGAATTACCATCAAAAGTATGAGCAGTAACTATTCCACTAGCAACAATTGCTCCATCAGAAGAAATACCAACACCTGGTTTATCAAAATTATTTACATCATTGTTTCCACCAACTTGTAGTGAGTATCTTGGGTCGTCAGTATTAACACCAACGTAACCTGTATTGTAGATACTAATAAATCCTAAACCAGCGTCCTTATCTACCCATTGTGATGTAGGAATATTATTTAATTTACCACCATCACCATAATATGTAACTACACCTGAAGGATCTGAAAGTAAATCAGCAGTAACTATACCTGCCCGAATACTAACTCCAGCACCAATTATCTTATCAACACCCAATGCCAAACTATTAGATCCTGTAGTAAGATTAGTTACCTCAAGATTTACGAATTTAGCATCAGTAGAACTAACAAGTCCAGATACAGAAGCATTACCTCTGACATCTAAAGCTTGTACAGGAATAGTGGTTCCAATACCTACCAGACCAGAAG